ATGGCATTGACCTGGCAAAGTCATATGACTACACAGTGATCATTGGCCTGGATGAGAATGGCACAGTGTGTCACTTTGATAGGTTTCAGGATGACTGGCGTACAACAAAGCAAAGAATCACAGCACTGCCCAGGTCACCGATCCTGATGGACAGCACTGGTGTGGGTGATCCTATCTTTGAGGATCTACAGGCAGCAGGCCTGGATGTCACAGGCTTTAAGTTCAGCAGCACATCAAAGCAGCAACTGATGACAGGGCTACAGACAGCCATCCAACAGAGAAAGATTGCTTTTCCTGATGGTGCAATCACAGCTGAACTGAACATCTTTGAATATGAGTTCACCAACAGTGGTGTGAAGTATGCAGCACCTAGTGGATTCCATGATGACTGTGTGATGGCATTGGCACTGGCCTGGAATAACCACAACACAAAAAGAGGCACAGGCAGATATTCATTTGCATAACATAAGTCAAAAAGTGCCATTAATGACACATATTCCATACAAATAGTGCATTTTAAAACACATTATTGTGAAAAAATCACAAATCTATAATTTAGGCACAACACAAAATTGGTAGTCATACTACCGAATTTGGCTGCATTTTATTACAGACTTTGTCAAATACTATTGCACAATTCGTAAAGCTATCCCTTTACTTTCTTACAACATAAGTCAAGTTATACCCTGACTTTGTTACACACTGCCATCTGTTCAATCAGGTGGCTTTTTCTATTTAAGGGTATGACATGGAAAGACATAAACGTATTTCAGTACCAACAGATCATGGATGTCTATGCTAGTGCAAAAGACATGACTGAACTAGACATGGCCTATAAGATCACAGGCATTGTGATGGATCTGACAGAGAATCAGATTGACAGTCTGCCTATGGATCAGTTGAAACCACTACTAGAACAAGTGGCATTTGTGCATGAACAGCCAAAGCCACAACCACAAAAGCACATCCTGGTGAATGGCAAAAAGTACAGATGTGTGTATGACATCAGAAAGATGCCAGCTGCCAGGTACATAGAAAGCAAACACTTTGACCAGGACAGGATCAGTAACCTGCACAAACTTGCTGCATGTATGGTGATACCACAGAAAAGAAACTGGCTAGGTATGTGGGTGGATGATAAGTATGATGCAGGCAAACATTCTGACTATGCAGAGGATATGCTGGCTGCACCTATCAATGCTGTTTTGGGATCGGTTGTTTTTTTTTATCAAGTATACAACAACTGGATAAGGAGTTCAAAGGATTATTTGATAAAGGAAATGATGATGAAGGGGATGACCAAATATCAAGCAGAGAAAACATACATCCATTTATGCGAAATTATGGCTGGATTTATCAATCCAAATTGGTTGCTGAACACGAAGGCATCACGCTGGAAAAGGTTTTTGATCTCAACACTTTACAGTTCTTAAATGATTTAGCCTACATAAAAGCAAAAAACGAATATGACAGAGAGCAACTAAAAAAAGTGTATGGCAAAGTCTAGCAAACAGCTACAGGATGAAATTGTAAATAGTACGTTTTTGGATGAGTTGGGAAATTCATCTACAGACTTTGCTGCATTGAATGAACTGCCAGGCACAAAGCAAATCATCATCCTGAGTGCTGCAAACTTTATTGAAAAGGTCAAAAGCGAATTGAAAAGGCTGGGAAAGGTAAGCAGTGGTAACCTAGAGGATGGTATCACCAGTGGGGATCTGATTGAGGGGCAAAGCGGATATGAAATAGACCTGGGCTATAAGTCTGATGACAGTGCAGCCAAATACTATGACTATGTGAATAAGGGTGTGATGGGGTATTCATCAGGCCAGCCAAATAGTGAATACAAATTTGAAAATCTCAAAGTATCTATGAAGATGGCTAAAAGCATCCTACTATGGTACAGAAAAAGAGGCAATGCTGCCAGGAGAGAGGATCAAACAAAGAAACTATCACAGACACAGCGAAAAAATAAGAGCCTGGCAAAGACAGTGACAGCTGCTGACAATCTAAAATCACTGGCCTATGCTACAGCGGTGAGTATTAAAAAGAAAGGTATTAAAAAGACAGGATTCTTTGACAATGCAGTACAGTTCAGCTTTGGTAAGGGATTCATTGATGCTGTCAGTAGAACTGTAGGACAGGACATAAAAGTCTATTTAAGACAAATAAACAAGCAGATTAACGAAAATAATAATAGATAATGGCAATTACAATCAATAGCACACCTGAGGCATATCCATCAGCACATGATGATCTGTACTTTGTGGTGGGATCAAATAACTATACACAGGCTGGTTTCAAATATGTCTTTGATGTTTACATCAGCAGCACACTGGTGACCAGGATCAAACTATTCCCTGATCCAGCAACTACTAAAGGAATCTTTAATGCTGGCAGTGTGGTAAGAAGTTACCTAAATGGATATTTCAAACCAAACAGCACACCTACTGCATTTGCCTACACTGGCAATGATTTGTACATCAATTATGAAATCCGCTTTGGTGAGGATTATGGTGGCACTACATACACCAATTTAACATCAGGGCAATACAGGGCATTCAACTTTGTCAATCCTATTTTCAGGGACTGGACTACATCATACTACCAACCAAAGATCAACACCTGGCTGACAGGCAGGGATGTGACCAAAGGTGAGGTGACCATGACTGAAAGATTGTTTGCAGGCTTTATGAATACAGCTGCAACCACAACCAACCTGACATTGACAGTGCAGAAATACAGAGAGAGTGGTGCAACAGACGGATCATCAGCAACAGGCAACAGTGTGGCATGTAGTGCATTTGTACTATTTGACCTGTCACCTGCTGCCATCAATACCTACCTGGGCAGTTCACTGATCAATGCAGCAACCTATCAGTATGGTGTGAGAGTAAACTATGGAGGCAATCAGTCACCTGAGTTCAGAGTAAAGCTGGTTTGCAATCCTAGATGGACACCAGTGTCAATTCATTTCCTAAATAAGCTGGGAGGCTATGACACATTTGCATTCAGGATGGTAAATAGAAGGGAGGGCAATGCTGAGAAAAAATCATATGAGCAACTAGGATGGCAGTACAATGCAGGATCTATGACCAGGTATGATTCATACAAAAGAATCAATGCAGGCAACAACACATTTGCTGTGAATGAAACTGTGCAGTTCAAACTGACCAGTGACTACATAAATGAAACTGACTATTTATGGTTAAAGGATCTGATCACTAGCCCTGAGGTGTACTATGAGGATGGTGGATATTACTATCCAGTTAGTATCAAAACAACCAACTGGGCAGAGAAAAAACGAATAGCAGACAAGATGTTCAACTTTGATTTGAGTGTTGAGTTTGCCCAAAAAATAAATAGTCAATACAGATGATAAATACTGAGATATATGTTGAGAATCAAAAACTGGATCTGACTAAAGACCTATCAACTGAGTTCACATACAATATTGATGACATTAAGGATTTTTCATCACGCAATACCAATTTTTCTAAGACTATTGTATTGCCTGGGAATGCTGTAAACAATAAGGTATTTGGACACATCTTTGAGTTTGGATCAGCAAATGAATTTGATCCTGCACTGGCAAATGTGGGCTACAATTTTAATGCATCAAAAGCTGCAAACTGTATTGTGTTTGTAGATAAAGTACAGGTGTTTAAAGGCATTTTGAGGATGCTGGAAATCATACTGGACAATGGGACAATAGAATATGAGTGTGTTGTGTTCGGTGAACTAGGTGGCTTTGTTGCTGCACTAGGCAATGATAAGCTGGAGGATTTGGACTTTTCACAGTATGATCATGTGTGGAATATGACCAACATAACAGGATCATGGGACAATGTGCAGGGATCAGGCTACTACTACCCATTGATTGACTATGGCCAGGTGTCACTAAGCAGAGCCAACAAACATGACTGGACTGTACAGGCATTCAGACCTGCACTGTATTTGAGAGAATACATGGACAAAATCATCAACGGATCAGGCTACACATATGAGGCCAGCTTTTTCAATTCAGCTGTGTTCAGACGGTTAATCATCCCACAGAATGGAAAATTCCTTATCAAAAACACTACAAAGCTGGTGCAGGCTGACAGGAATAGTGCATACACTGTCATGAACTTACAGAACACCAGCACTGAAAATTTAAAGTTTGACAGCATATCACTGGCACAGTTCACACAATTAAACAATGAATCTTTCACCTACACAGGTACAGCGGTGGCAAACACAGTGATCAATATGAATCTGTATGGTGTTTTGAATTTGTCATTTACAGGATTTGGCACAGCTTACACCACATTAAGATTTGACCTGTACAAAGGATCAACAGTGCTGGCCACAAAGTCATTCAACAATACAGTAGGTGCAGCACCATCACTGGCTATCCCATACCTATGGACTGACACACTAAATGCAGTGATCAATCCAGGTGATGTTTTGAGGATTGAGGTCAATTACACAATGTCATTTGATCCTAGCTTGCAATTTTTGAGTGGCAATGTTGAATCATACGGTGGCACATTCTTAAAGATTGACAATTCAACCAGTGTGACAGTGCCTATTGAGTATGGTGATACCATCAGCATCAATGACAACATCCCAAAAGGAATATTTCAAAAAGACTTTTTTGCATCCATCATCAAGATGTTCAACATGTATGTGGTTGAAGATCCGATCAGGGCAAAGCATTTGATCATCAAACCATACATTGAGTTCTATGATTTTGATGGCCAGTCTTTGCTAGCCATTGATGATTTTAACAGTCTATTGAAAATTAATGACCTGGACAATCTATTGCTGGAGGATGGGGCTATCAGATACATTGACTGGACATATAAGGTGGACAGATCAAAGCCTATAAGGATCAAACCTATGAGTGAGTTGAATGGCAGGTACTTTGAGTTTAAATACAAAAATGATGCTGACTATTTCAATGAACAGTATCAAAAGAAATACAGCCAGGCCTATGGCACACGAATAGAGGACAGTGGTTATGACTTCGCAAAGGAAAAGCAGACAGCTGAAATCATCTTTGCACCTACACCACTGGTGGGCTATAATGGTGAGGATAAAGTATTCAGCACAATATTCAAGCTGAACAATAATGTAGAAGATGTGACAGAGCATGTGATCAGGATCTTACAGGCCAAAAAGATCACAGGGGTGACCAGCTATGCAGTTAAGAATGGAGGTACAACACTAGCGAATTTAACTACTTACGGATATGCTGGACATGTTGATGATCCTGATGCACCACAGGCTGATTTGAACTTTGGCACACCTGGTGAACTGTACTTTGAACTGGTTACACCATACCCAACGGCAAACCTGTTCAATGCATATTGGAGTGAGTACATATCAGAGATCACAGACAAAAACAGCAAACTATTGTCTGCATTTGTCTACTTAAAACTAAGAGACATACAAAGCCTGGACTTTGCAAAACTGATCTACATAGATGGTGCATTGTGGAGGCTGAACAGCATTCAAGACTATAACCCTAAAGACATTGGCATCACGAAGGCAGATTTTTTAAAGGTTATTGAAACAACATACGAATAATGAGTCAGGAAATAGTAGGTATAAAAATACAGGTAGGTGGCCAGGAGAAAGTTCTAGCCACAATGGGTGACCTGAGAAAAGAAATAAAGCAAGCACAATTTGATGTACTTAAATTCTCACAGGAATTTGGTGAAACATCAAAAGAGGCTTTGGCTGCTGCAAAAAGAGTGGCAGAGTTAAAAGATGCCATAGCTGATGCATCAGAGAAAGTGGCTTTGTTTGATCCTGGTAAAAAGTTCCAGGTGGTAGGTAATGCCGTTACAGCTTTAGCTGGTGGCTTTTCAGCTGTCCAGGGTGCATTGGGGCTTGTAGGTGTAGAAAGTGAAAACGTACAAAAGTCACTTTTAAAGGTACAATCTGCACTAGCATTGTCTCAAGGTCTTTCAACAATAGCTGATTCAGCAAAGGACTTTGAAAGACTAGGTGCTATTGTAAAAAATACCACAGTATTTCAGACTGCATATAATTTTGTAATAGGCAAAAAGGTTGCGCTTCAAACACAGGATGCAGCCACTACAGCAGCATCAACTGTTGCGACAAAGGCACAGGCTGCTGCAACTAATACTGCAACAGCAGCAACCACAGCATCAAGCACAGCCATGAAGATATTTCGTGGTGCTATACTTGCAACAGGTGTAGGCGCACTGGTGGTTGGACTTATTGCTTTAGTGCAAAACTTTGGTAAAATAAAGGCTGCCGTACTAAATGCTATACCAGGACTTGGAAGTTTTGCATCTACTGTTGGGAATGTTATTAATGCATTTACTGATTTAGTTGGAATAACAAATGCAGCATCCAGGGCAGAGCAACAAAGACAGGCAATCTTTACAAAGGCAGCTGCTGGTACTAAAATAATCAATGAAGGGATTGACAGACAGATCAAACTACTGCAAGCCCAGGGTGCAGAACAGGGAAAAATTGATGCATTAAGAAAGCAATCAATTCAAAATGAATTAAAAGACCTTACAAAACTAGCAGATCAAAAAGGAATTTTAAGAGGTGAAGATGCTAAAAAATATAAAGACCTTCAAAATGATTTAGCAGTAATTGATGCAACGGCTGAAACTGCACGAAGGCAAGCAGCAGAAACAGCAGCAAAAAGAGGTGCTTCAGCATCTAACAAATACGGTGAAAGTCAAAAGAAAAAAGATGAAGATCTTGCCAAAGAAAGACTGGCAGCTGAGAAAGAGGCAGCTGAAAGGCTTAATCAGTTAAAGGCTGATACAGCTGTGGCTGCTATAGAAAATGAATTTGAGGCTAAAAAGTTAGCAATTGAAAACGCACTAGCAGCTGAAATCAAGCAGGTCAATGACAATGAAAAGCTAAAGGCTGAAACAAAAGCTGCACTTATTTTAGCATTGACTAATAAGTCAAATTTAGAAATAGCTGCTGTAAATAAAGATGCAGCTGAAAAAGCAAAGGCAGCAAAAGAAAAAACAGATAAAGAGGAAAAAGATGCGTTATTAAAACAACAGGAGGATGACAGAAAAATCAGACAGTTAGGATTCCAAGAACAGATTGAAGCCATCAATAAAGAGAATGCAAAAATAGAAATGGACTTTGAGCAAGACCTGGAAAGGCTTGCAGATAAAAAACAGATCCTGAGAGAGCAGGAATTACTAGAACTGGAAAACACTGAACTGACTGAGGCACAAAAACTTGAAATCAAAAAGAAATATTCTGATGCCAGGAATGAGGTAACTAATCAGGAGGTGGCAGTTGAGAAAGCAGCACAGCAGGCAAAGATTGATTTAAACAACAGATACCTGGATTTAGCTGGTCAGTTTGGTAGTGTATTGCAGCAGATAGCTGGAAAGAATAAAGCACTAGCCATTGCTGGTGTTGTGGTAGAACAGGCAGCATCAATAGGCAGGATCATATCAAATACAGCTGTAGCCAATGCCAAAGCAGCAGCAGCATCACCATTGACAGCAGGGCAGCCATTTGTGGCAATCAATACAATTTCAGCAGGCCTTAGCATAGCATCATCTGTGGCAGCAGGACTGAAAGCAGTTCAGCAGATCAATTCAGCACAGCCAGGTGGTGGCGGTGGGGCATCACCAGTGTCAGGTGGTGGGGCAGCAGCACCTATTGCACCAGCAGCACCAATACAAAACACAGTAACACAATTAGATCAGCAGTCTGTGAATGCAATGGGATCTGCAACAAACAGAGCCTATGTGGTAGAATCAGATGTGACTAATAAGCAGGAAAGGATCACACGAATAAACAGGGCTGCAAGATTAAGCTAAAAAACTATTTAACAGTATGGAAAAGAAATTACCAATATACAATTTAGAAATATTGCCTGATGTAGAAAGTGACATGGAGGTAGACTGGGTAGCTTTGGTTGATCGGCCAGCCACAGACAAAAACTTTCTAGCATTTGCAGATGATAGCTGGAATGACTATCCTGAGGCAGCAGTGAACAATGCCAAAAGAGCATTGAAATGGGCTGATGAAAATGGATGGGGTGACTGTGGTGAGCAAACTGGAAAGACCAGGGCAAACCAAATTGCCAATAAAGAGAATCTGTCTAGGGATACTATTGCCAGGATCAGCGGTTTTAGAAGGCATCAGCAAAACAAAGATGTGCCGTATTCTGAGGGATGTGGTGGATTGATGTGGGATGCCTGGGGTGGTGAGGCCATGATTGACTGGGCAGAAAGAAAGCTGAAACAAATTGAAAGAAAATCATTTGCAATACAGGATGAGGATGAGCAAATCATCACAGGTATATTAATGCTGGCCGACAAAATTATCTACAGAAATGATGAGAATGGTGAATACTATGTGACCTTTAGCAAAGACACCATCAAAAAGATTGCACAAAAGTTTTTCACTAAAGGCTTTCAATCAAATGTGAATCTGATGCATGACAGTGGTCAAAGGTTAGAAGGCCTGACCATGTTTGAATCATGGATCACAGATCAGAAAAGAGGCATCCAGGCCATGAAAGGTTTTGAGGATGTACCTGATGGCAGCTGGTTTGGATCATTCAAAGTGAACAATCCTGAGGTGTGGCAGATGATCAAAGAAGGTAAGGTGAAAGGATTTTCAGTTGAGGGTTTATTCCAAATGAAACCTACTGAAAAGCAGGACATCAATAAGGTGGCAGAGAATATGTGGTCACAGATCCAGGACATTCTGAGCCAGGTGAAATAACCTAAAAACGCTAAAAATTGATATGAAAGGGGTGGCTTTACAGTCATCCCTTTTTCTATGTGGTAACCAGTCACAAATGATGCTATTTAGGTAAAAAGTATTTATGACACCATTAGAAGCTGTATTAAAAATCAAAGCAATGTTTGAACAGTCAGGGGCGAATTTCGCTGATCCTGTTCCTGCACCTGCTGCTGATCCTATGGCAGAGCCAGCACCAAGTGTTGAGCCTACAGAGGATAAAAAAGAGTATGATTTGAAAGCTGGTGGAAAGGTAATGATTGACAAACTTGAAGTAGGTGGTAAAGTTACCATTGAAAGTGAAGTTGAGACAGAAATGCCTGCACCTGCTGGGGATCACGAATTAGTAGATGGCACAAAGATCACACTAGATGATGCTGGCATCATCACTGCTGTGACTGTAGCATCTGAGCCAGTTGTTGAGCCTGCACCAGCAGAGCCATCAGAGGCTGAATTGAAAATCGCACAATTAGAGGCTGAATTAGCATCATTGAAATCAGCACATGCTGGTTTTGAAAGCAAGATGGCTGAGAGCAATGCAAAGTTTTCAAAGGCTGTGAGTGACTTATCTGATGTGATTGTTGGTTTAATCAACACACCATCAGCTGCACCAACAGAAAGAGCAAAAAATTCTTTCAATCAACATGCTGACACTAAGGCTGAAAAAATCAACAGATTCTTAGAATTAGCAAAGAGCGTAAACAAGTAATCAATTTTAAAACAAATAAAAAACAAATATCATGGCATTTGATGTTTCAACCCTAGCAAACTACACCAAAGAGAATGAGAATCTTTTAGTAGTTTCATCTGTATTAGGTAGCAAGACTGCTGACTTAATCAAATCAAAAGGAAATGTTTTAGTGGAAGTTAAGTCAAGCGAGAAGATCGCAGTGATGGACACTGATGCATTTTTCTTAGACGGATCATCTTGCGGATTCACTGCAAGTGGCACAACATCTTTCACACAACGTCAATTGACTGTTGGAAAGATCAAAGTTAATGAGGCTTTATGTCCTATTGACTTAGAAAGAACATATTTACAAAAGGCTTTACCAGCTGGCAGCCAGTATGATTCTTTAGCTTTTGCTGATGCTTATTCAAACAGAAAAGCTGAAAAGATTGCTGCACAATTAGAAACTGGCATTTGGCAGGCCGATACTGCATCTGCAAATGGTAACCTTAATAAATTTGATGGCTTTATCAAATTGATAGCAGCTGCAAACACAGTGATAGATGCAAACACAACTGCATACATTGCTACACAGGCAACTGCAATCACTGCTGCAAACGTAGTGGCTGTATTTGATGCAGTTTACAAAGCAATCCCTGCACAGGTTGTTGCTAAAGATGACATGACAATTTTCTGTGGTCAGGATACTTTCCGCACATACACAATTGCATTAAAGAATGCAAACATGTTCAACTACAGTTTTGATGGTAAGGCTGACAGCGAGTTTGTTCTACCTGGTACATCAATCAAAGTTGTTGCTGTTGCAGGCTTGAATGGCACAAACAAAATCTATGCTTTAAGACTTTCAAACATGTTCTTAGGTACAGATTTACTTGATGAGGAAACCAAATTCAGCATCAAATATGCTGAGGAGGCTGATCAAATTAGATTTGTAGCTAAATTCAAAATGGGTGTTCAATTCGCTTTCCCTGAGGAAATCGTTAAGTTCACTGTATAAATTTTACAGGGCAGGGATTAAGTTTCCTGCCCTATTTTAAAACTAATTAAATTTTAACAAATGAGTTGTGCATTAACCCAAGGTATGGTGTTAGACTGTAAGGATAGCATAGGCGGAATAAAAGCCGTTTGGTTTGTTGCTGCTGGTGATGTGACTGCTGTGGCAGAGGCATCAGGAGTTGTGACAGCTATCACTAAAGCAGCTGGCAAAGTATTCTATAAATATGCACTTGTTAAGAATAGCAGTTCATTAACTGAAAACGTAAACGCAAACGTACAAAACGGCACTGTGTTTTATGCTCAGGAATTAGCTATTGTTTTAAACAAGATGCAAGCA